GATTTCGTGGAGCGCGAGTTCGACAGACGTGAAAGCGGCGCCTGGTTTATGAATAATGGAGTCCCTACCTACATAACGGGCTCACACTATACGTACCTCCAGTGGACTAAAATTGACGTAGGGCTCCCTGACTTTCGAGAGGCCAACCGTATATTCTATATCTTCTGGGAGGCTTGCAAGGCAGACAGCCGATGTTTCGGTATGTGCTACTTAAAGATTCGTCGTTCAGGATTTTCTTTTATGGGTTCTTCGGAATGCGTCAATATAGGAACTCTCGCTAAGGACGCTCGAGTTGGAATACTTTCTAAAACGGGTGCTGACGCCAAAAAGATGTTTACCGATAAGGTGGTTCCTATATCAGCGAACTACCCGTTCTTTTTCAAGCCCATACAAGACGGTATGGATAAGCCCAAAACAGAGCTTGCATATCGGGTGCCTGCGTCAAAGATTACCAAGCGCAATATGTACCTCGATGAGTCTGAAGAGCTTGACGGACTTGATACTACTATAGACTGGAAGAATACAGCCGACAACAGCTATGACGGAGAGAAGCTTTTGCTCTTGGTTCACGACGAAAGCGGTAAGTGGGAGAAGCCAGAGAATATCCTCAATAACTGGCGCGTCACCAAAACTTGTTTGCGATTGGGTAGCCGCATCATAGGGAAGTGTATGATGGGTTCTACGTCCAACGCGCTAAGCAAAGGCGGTGGGAACTACAAAACGCTATACTCTCAATCTGACGTAAGCAACCGCAACGCTAACGGCCAGACCAAGAGCGGTATGTACAGCCTATTTATTCCTATGGAATGGAATTTTGAAGGGTATATCGATAGGTATGGTATGCCCGTATTTATAAAGCCTTTGCACGATGTTAAAGGTATTGACGGGCAGTCTATAAAGATGGGGGCTATTGAGTATTGGGAAAACGAGGTGGCTTCACTTAAGAACGACCCTGATGCGCTCAACGAGTTCTATCGCCAATTCCCGCGTACTGAGTCCCACGCTTTTCGTGACGAGAGTAAGCAGTCTATATTTAACCTGACTAAGATATATCAGCAAATTGACTATAACGACGAGATGATAAAGGAGCACTACCTTACTAGGGGTTCTTTTCATTGGAAAGACGGCCAAAAAGACAGCCAAGTTATATGGACGCCAGAGCGTAACGGTCGTTTTCTTTTGGGGTGGACGCCTCCCGCTAGGATGCAAAACCACGTCATTATTCGTAACGGGATGAAGTACCCTGGCAATGAGCATATCGGCTCGCTGGGGTGTGACCCGTACGATATCTCGGGTGTCGTAGGGGGGAGGGGCTCAAACGGCTCTCTCCACGGGATGACTAAATTCAATATGGACGATGCGCCGAGTAACGAGTTTTTTTTAGAGTATGTCGCTCGTCCTCAGACGGCAGAGATATTTTTTGAAGAGGTACTGATGGCTTGCGTTTTTTATGGTATGCCTATCCTTACGGAGAATAATAAACCGAGGCTGCTCTACCACTTTAAGAATAGAGGCTACCGCAAGTTTTCTATGAACCGCCCCGACAAAAAATTCAATAAGCTGTCCAAGACGGAAAAGGAGTTAGGCGGCATACCGAATACATCTGAAGACGTTAAGCAGTCTCACGCTTCAGCTATCGAGACGTATATCGAGAAACACGTTGGTATTGATATGGAAGGGACGTACCGAGAACAGGGCGATATAGGTACTATGCCATTTACTAGGACGCTCGAAGATTGGGCTAAATTTGATATCAACAACAGGACTCGATTTGACGCTACGATAAGCTCGGGATTGGCTATTATGGCTAACCAAAAACACATCTATCAACCTGTTGAAAAGCAATCGAAATTATCTGTTACCTTTGCTAGATACAACAATCGTGGAAATATAAGCGAACTAGTTAAATAATGAGAGATGTTCAGGTTAATATAGCATCTGCCTCGTTCCCTACCCAATTTGTTTCTGACGCTGAAAAAGCGACTTATGAGTATGGATTGCAGATTGGACAAGCCATTCAATATGAGTGGTTTAAGAGGGATGGAAACGGTTGTCGTTTTTACAGTCAATGGAGAGATTTTAATCGACTCCGATTGTACGCTAGAGGAGAGCAGTCTATTGCTAAGTACAAAAACGAACTCTCGGTCGATGGCGACCTTTCTTATTTGAACCTGGACTGGACTCCGATTCCAATCATCCCTAAGTTCGTAGATATCGTAGTCAACGGTATGTCGGACCGCTTGTTTGACGTAAAGGCTTATGCTCAAGACGCTATGTCGTCGGCGAAGCGCAGTAAGTATCAAGATATGATAGAGGCTCAGATGGTCTCTAAAGACCTTTTGGTGCAAATCAAAGAAAGCTTTGGCGTAGACCCTTTTACCGTGTCTCCTGACGAGCTTCCCAATAGCGATGACGAGTTGTCGCTGTATATGCAACTCAACTATAAGCCAGCTATCGAAATAGCAGAGGAAGAGGCTATCAATACGCTGCTTGAGCAAAACAAATACAACGACACGCGCCAGCGCGTAGACTACGACCTTACGGTTTTAGGCGTCGGTATGGTCAAGCACGAGTTCTTAAAGGGCGACGGGGTACAGGTTAGATATGTAGACCCCGCAAACGTGGTATATAGTTATACTGAAGACCCGTTTTTTCAGGATAATTTTTACTGGGGAGAAATTAAGACAGTTCCTATCACTGAGCTTATCAAGATAGACCCTACGCTTACTACGGATGACCTCAAGGAAATTTCAAAGTATTCCCAGAGCTGGTACGATTATTATAACGTACAGCAATTCTACGATAACGATATCTTCTATCAAGATACCACTACCCTTATGTACTTCAACTACAAGACAACGCAGAAGTTTGTCTATAAGAAGAAGGTGATGGATGGCGGAGGAGCCAAGGTGGTTGAGAAAGACGATACGTTTAACCCGCCAGAAGAGATGATGCAGGAGGGTCGATTCGAAAAAATCGAAAAGACTATCGATGTGTGGTATGAAGGCGTTATGGTTATGGGGACTAATATTATTCTTAAGTGGGAGATGGCGGAAAATATGGTCCGCCCTAAATCTGCATCGCAGTACGCTACGCCAAATTACTTGGCTTGTGCGCCACGTATGTACAAGGGTAATATCGAATCTTTGGTTCGGCGTATGATTCCTTTGGCGGACCAGATACAGATTACCCACCTTAAATTACAGCAAGTAATGTCGCGCATCGTCCCTGACGGTGTGTTCATTGATGCTGACGGGCTTAACGAAGTAGACCTCGGGACAGGCAATGCATACAACCCCGAGGACGCCTTGCGGCTGTACTTCCAGACGGGTAGCGTAGTCGGGCGTAGCTATACACAGGATGGCGAGTTTAATAACGCTCGAGTACCTATTCAGCAACTCACCAGCAACTCGGGGCAGTCTAAGATTAGCGCTTTAATTGGGAACTACAATCACTATCTCAATATGATACGTGATATTACGGGCCTCAACGAAGCGCGTGATGGCTCTATGCCTGACCCTAATTCGCTCGTAGGGGTACAAAAGCTAGCGGCACTAAACTCTAACGTAGCTACTCGACATATCTTAGATGGTAGCTTATTTATCTTGAAGTCGTTGGCTGAAGCTTTGTCGTGCAGGGTAGCCGACATCCTGGAGTATGCGGATTTTAAGGAAGAGTTTGCTAATCAAATCGGCAAGTATAATGTTTCTATCTTAAACGATATCAAAGATTTATATATCTACGATTTCGGTGTCTTTATTGAGATAGCTCCTGACGAAGAGCAGCGGGCTATGCTAGAGCAGAATATCCAGATGGCTTTATCTAAGAACGACATTAACTTGGAGGACGCTATCGATATCAGAGAAATTAAAAACATTAAGTTGGCAAACCAACTCCTCAAGCTCAAGCGCAAGAAGAAGCAAGAGCGCGAGGAAGCTATGCAACTTCAACAGCAGCAGATGCAGGCTCAGCAGCAGTTCGAGTCGCAGAAGTTAGCCACGGAGGCTCAGATGATGAAGATACAGGCTGAAGGTCAGCAGAAAGTGCAGATTAAGCAGGCCGAGGTGGCTTTTGATATTGAGCGTATGCAGATGGAAGCCCAGCTTAAAAACCAGTTGATGCAGCAGGAGTTTAATTACAATATGCAGCTCAAGGGTGTAACTGAGGAACTTATTGCTGGACGAGAGGATATGCGTGAAGACGCTAAAGCAAAGCGTATTAGCCAGCAGAATACAGAGCAGTCGAAACTAATTAATCAGCGTAAGAATAACTTACCGCCTATCAATTTTGAATCAAATGAGGATAGCCTTGATGGCTTTGACCTTGCTGAGTTCGAGCCACGATGATGTCGGTAAAAAATAATTATCTTTGCACAAATTAAATACAATGGAAATTAAAGTACGAGACCTAGGCGTAGTGGAAGAGAAGTCTGTTGCAGAAGTGGAACAGGAGCTTCTTGAAAAGCACGAAGCCGAAATAAATGGTGAAACACCTGAAGAGCCAGTAACTGAAACTGTGTCGGAGCCGACACACGATGAGCCCACTGGTTTAGATGAGGAACAAGTTCTTTCATTTCTAAAGGAACGATACGGAAAAGAGATTAACACCGTAGGGGAATTGTTTGAAGAGCGCGAGTCTGCGCCTGAACTCCCTGAAGATGTAGACGCTTATTTCCGTTTTAAAAAAGAGACGGGTCGTGGACTCAAAGACTTTGTTGAACTCAACAAGGACTATGACGAGATGAACCCTGACAAACTCTTAGCGGACTACTATCTCGCTACAGAGGACGGCTTAGATGCCGACGATGTAAAGAGTATGGTAGACGATTTCAGTTACGATGAAGACCTCGATGAAGAGGCTGTTATTCGTAAGCGAAAGGTCGCTAAGAAGAAAGAGGTTAATAAGGCTAAGAAATACTTCTCAGACCTTCAAGAGCAATATAAGGTACCCCTTGAGTCAAGCGGTAATCCTTTGTCTGG